TTGAACCAATTCGGTTCTATATTCAGTCGAAGGTGATATCTTAGTGATAATCCCCTTCGCCTCTTCACAAGTTAAAATAGTAGCTAATAGTATGTCCATAAGATGAACGATCCGTTCCGAGTCGGCTTACTTGCGTCCTATGATAAAACCTTTACAGGGCTCTGATACTTTAGTCTTAAGATAGTCAATAAGGTATTCCCTAGAGTCTTTACTAAGATTAGAATCAAAAAGAATTTCCATTCTTGTTTCATTCCACGTTGCACAATCCATATCCCAGTGGGAGTAATTGTGCTCTGTGAGCATTAGTGCCAGCAGTTCTAGTCCTAACATTGGATGAACGATTGTGTTAATAATAACACATTTTAATTATTTAGTCAAGTTAATATGTAAATTTGTTACATCGACCCTACAGAGCAAAAAAATTGCCGAATTTTTTGTCGGCATATTTTGGAATTAAAAGTCGAATTTCGTTTTACCCCTTTCTTCTTTTCTTTTTACCTGCTTGCTTAGTTCTATGACCCCACACCTTTGGACTTATATTTCCTTGACCGTATTGTATGTCCTTTAAACCCTGTTTAAATTTATCATAATACATATCAAACAAATTAGTCTTAGTTCCTCTAGTCAGATCATACTTAGTCTCACCAAGTTTACCAGATTCAAATACTGCATAGCTTACAATATAAGCATCTGTAGGATATTCTACAGCATTAACATCTTGAAGAGATCCATTTTCAACTAATAATTCACATCCATATTCAGATTTAATCTTACCTTTTTCTTCAGTAGTCCAAATCTCTTCTTTCTTTACAGGTTTTTGTAACTCTTTAGTTTCTGTAGTTTCGTTACTCATCCTCTTCCTCCCCATGTAATATCAGGATATGCTTCAGATACAATATCCTTATCAATCTTATACTTATCAGTCAATCTACCATCCTTAACTAAAATAAGAATCTCTGCCTCTAATGGATGTAATCCTGTAAGCAAATCAATAAACATAGATTCCCTACGAAGAGAATTCATACCAGGATTACCACCTTTCAAAAAATTGTAAAATTTCTGAAATTCTCTACGAATACTTGTTTGACCTTGATCTTGAGATCCAAGAGAAGAACTTCCCATTTCACTCATCTTACCAACAGCATCATCTATCTTATTCGATAATGAACCTGATTTAGTTTCATCTTCTATATTACTACCATAAGGAACTTCTCCTTCTGGTAAAAGAGTTGTAATAGTTTCATCAAAATTCCATATAAGAACTGCCTTTAAAGAAGGATCTCCATATCTTCTGAGAACTTCTACTTTATTTGCCTTACTCCTCATTTTAGAAGCAGCACCAAGAACCTCATACACAAAGGGTTTCTTTGGAAGATCTGGAATCTTCTGTGCTACTGTTTTAGGTTTTGTTGCAGTAACCTTTTTAGTTGTTGACGCTTTCTTTCTAGTCGTCGTTGTCTTCTTCGTTGTTGTCATAATTTTCAAATCTAAATGCTACAATTTCGTCGGGAAGTAAATTACCATTACCATCAAACATCTCAGGATGTACTTTAACATCATGATAGTTCATAAAGTATTCTCTGGCAACCCATCCACCAATTGCTCCCACTATGAGAAACAGTATCGTTAGAAAAGACCCGAAAACTAAACTTATCGCTAACATCTGTCTGCCTCCTATGGTAAGTGTGGTGATATGTAATGGTTTACTTTTCTTTTTACCTCCCGTTAGAATGAATTCAAAACCACGATCAATATCATAATCTGGTTTATTTATAGGTTTCTCAGACGATTTTCTTTTCCTTAAGAAATTGAACTGTTTCAGTACATCCTCCAACCTTACGCCTTTGCCCTGTGTCATCACAGACTACTTGAGGAAATGTTGATCCTTGACCAAACTCTGCATAAAAATCTTCTCGTGTAAAATCATCCTCTAGATTATACACAACATGCTCTAGATTTGTCAACTGCATTACTTCCTTTACTTTCTCACAATATGGACATCCTTCTCTACTATAAATCGTAAAGTTCATTTCTTGATATTAGTTTTAAAAAATTATTTAGTAGTTATTATAACACAAATTATATTGAATTTGATGCAAAGTATCCTTCTGCTGATACTTGTCTTGCTCTTTTAGTAACTGCTATCGCAGTAGGAATATAATTTGTGGTATCATTACTAACTATAATCTCATCAGTAAGTAATCTACCTAAAACTTTATCTGAAGTAAGAACATCAGTAATACCAATTGAAATTTTAGATGTTCCATCTAAAATTTGAAAAACTCCAGTATTTAATGTGATACCGTGACTAAAATTAAATCTATTTGTACTTTGTTGCCAAAGCATAGATTTATCTGTAGTTCCCTTAATTACAATACCACCATCATTCGCAATATTATCATTAGATGATCCTACAGTAAATACTGCATTAGAATCAGAACCATTTCCACTAATAGCACCACTTAAAACAAGAGATGATGAAGCTATTGATACTACAGTTACACCAGAACCAAGATCTAAATTACCAGAAGCACTAGTTAATGTAACACCAATATTAGGAACTATATTATCTGTCGGTAAAACATTAGTAACAACATTTGATCCAGCATTTATAGATCCAGTAAATGTTCCTGCTGTGGTAAACCCTAAAACAATATCATTAGATTTTGTTGTTAAGTTATAAGATTGTATATCAGTCTTATCACCTTTGATAGTAACATCGCCCGTGAATGTAGATATTCCTATTGATCTTATATTTCTAACATTATCAATATCTTCATTATAATTTACACTCTTAATCTTTGTATCGCCTGTGATTATTGCCTCACCTAATACATCAAATTTAGTAGTAGCAGATCTTCCTATTCCAACATTACCATCAAACCTAGAATTTCCAAGAACAACAAAATCATCACTAGTAGGTAAACCACTTACCTCATAAAATAATTTACCATGACAAAGGAATGTTACCTTTGATCCAACATTAGAGAATCCAATTAAAGATTGACCCTCACCTAATTTGATATCAGGTCTAGTATAAGTTTGTCCTGGTCCTATTTTAAAACCAAAGTCTAAGTATTCTGTACTATCAAACTGTGTTAGACCACCATTTGATAAACCAAGTTTTACAGTTGCTACATCAGGTCCTAAATTACAAATAGATACTGTTACCTTAGATTCAGATCCTACAGGAGCAGTAAATAATATTTGCTTTGTTGCTCCTGTAGATACTGTATGTTGAAGAACTCCAGATCTTACAGGGTTTATAACATCATTAACAGTTTCACCATAAAACAAGAAGTTAACATCAGACTCAGTTGATCTTACAACCAACTCTTGTCCTGCTCCTATAAATAAATTTTCAGTCTCAATTACATCACCATAAGTGATATATCTATTATACTCAAAATACTTTACATCATCACCTTCCTTATATCCAATCTGGATTCTTGCGTGATTATAATTTTTACTACCGATAGTTATTTTACCAACAGTTAATTTGTTAGCAGGTCCAGTGTAAAGGTTGATAACTGGACCAGGAGATGGTATAGTAGAACTTAATAAACCAAACGCCATTTATAGCAACCGAATACAATTTTAAATATTTATAATGATTATATTAACAGGATCAAAAGGATTTATAGGTCAGAACTTTCTTAAGTATCTGATGGAACATTCTGATGAAGAAATCGTCACAGTTAATGAAGATATTTGTTGGGACTGGTTAGCATACTTTGAAAGTTGGGAAAAAGTATCCCTTATAATACACCAAGGAGCAATCTCAGACACGACAGAAAGAGATATAGATAAACTTCATAGAATGAATGTTTGGTTCAGTATAGAGTTGTTTGAGAAGGCAATAGAGCATCAAATAGATGTTAAGTTTGCATCATCTGCATCGGTTTATGGTAATACAAGAAAGAGTTTGATGGGAAGTACTCCCAATAAAATATCCCCATTAAACCACTACGCAATTACTAAGTTACAGATAGATTATTACATACAAGATAACCTAGATAAGTTTTCATCTATCCAGAGTTTCAGATACTTTAATGTGTATGGAGAAGGAGAAGATAAAAAAGGAGATCAAGCAAGTCCAGTTCATAAGTTTACCAAACAAGTGAAAGAAACAGGTAAACTAAAACTGTTTGAAGGTTCAGGTAAATATCTAAGAGATTTTATTTGGGTTGGGGATATAGTAGAAGTCGTTCTTAATAATGATAAACCATCTGGGATCTATGATCTTGGAACCAGTAACCCAGTTAGTTTTAAACTTGTTGCTGAATTAATAGCAGCAAAATATAATGGAGAAATAGAATACATTCCATTCCCAGAACATCTAAAAGGAAAATATCAATATCTAACTATCGCAGAGAAAGTATGGGATTATCAATTTATAAACATAGCACAGTATCTTAACTTAATTTAAATGCTAAGAGTCACATTTCCACATAATTTTCATTCAGAAATAATTCCAGAAAATAAAGAAGAATTAATATATGAACTTGAAAATGCAAAATTAGATGAATATCAAAGTTTTGCATGGAATGATGGATGCTCAGTAAAATTAGAAAGATTATCTATAGATCAAAAATATGCAAAAATATTTAAACCTTCTCTAGACATATTTTTTAATGAATTAAATGTAAATCCAAATCAAGTAAGTATATTTTTACATGAGATATGGAGGAATACTTATGAAAAAGGATTTTTTCAAGAAATTCATGATCATACACCACTACATTTATCAGGTGTTGTTTTCTTAACTGATGAACAAGAAGGTGATTCTAGATTCTTCTTTAGTCATAGATATGGTTCAGAAATTCCTAGAGAATGGAGAGATCTAAAATGTTTTTCGGATGATAGACTTTATGTAAAAGCAGAACGAGGAAAAGTTTTATTATTTCCATCATATAATCTACATGGAGTAACTATACATAAAACAAATAACATTAGAAAAACTGTATCATTTAATTTTATATTTAATCACCCCTAAAAATCCTATGTGAATCTAAATCAAAATGTTGTGTAGAAAACTCAAATAATTCAGAATCCTCAAGGGCAACCATCTGATGTCTTAACTTTCTATCAATATGAAACTTATCACCTGGTTCTAAAACCATACTGTCAGATAATCCAATATCATCATCAAAACCATAAAAGAGATGTATCTTACCACTCTGTAAATAAAAAGTTTCATCTTTTAAAAGATGATAATGCCAAGAACATCTCTTACCTTTAGCAAAGAATAAAAGCTTACCACAATATTCTGAGGTATTACATATCCACTTCTCATAACCCCATCCTTTAGGAACAAACTTTATATCCGTCATTTCTTATCATTAAAGAATACAGTATCTGGCCAAGCTTTATCATCTATAAAATAATCTGCATGAGGTTTACCCATAATCAATTCATTATACTTACATCCCCACTCATCCAATTGATCCTTTGTAAGATCA